CCTGCGCGACAATCCGCTGGATGTCCCACTGAATAACTCGCCGATAGCTCGGCGCGGGGGCGTGCCCATCAATCACCGGGCGCTCCGATGCGAAGCGCCAAAGCGCGCGTCGTATCCGTGCGACCGGCTCATACCGGAAGGCCCGCATTGACTTGAGAAGACGAACGGCGTCGCCAAAGCGAAGCCGTTCCTCGTTCCCTCCAATGGTGATCGCCTGCCTCATCGGCCGAGGCGGACCTTGGGAATGCTGGCGCGCTTGCTAGCGGACGTGGCGCGCATGAAATCCAGATCGAGACGGGCGGCCTCGATCACCTGCGCCGCAATCTTGGACACTGCGGATGCCCGAAGCGGCGTCGAGTGTCCCGCGCGAAGCATGTCCAGTTCCTCGAACAGCGTGTCTCGCAAACCCTCCGAGTTGCGCGATGTGGCGGTTGGGGCGGGGATGCTTTTGGTCACCTTGGTCTTCAAAGTCATGTGCACTCCTTTGCCGCTCTCTGTCCCCGGAACGGCGGCGGGGTCTAATCCGTCCGCCCGAGCCACCGCGCCGCGCGGTCCATGTGCCAAGCGGATCGCAAAAGGTGCCGGCCAGCGATCCATCGGCAGAACCGCCGCAGCCAGCGCGCCTTTACTTTCATGTTTCCCCCTCATGCTTGATCGTCAGTGCCCGGTGACGGACGAGCTGATCGGCCAAAGCCGTCAGCAGCCGGTCGGTTTCCGGGTCGGTTGCGGCATCAAGGTCAAGCCACCGCCTGACCTCGGCCTTCAACTCGGGACATCCCTGCGCCAAACGCAGGAACATGGTCAGCGACGGCGCGTTACGCGCTTCGAGCCAATGCCGGGCGGTCTCGACGTTCGCACCGGACGCGCGGGCAACGGCCTTGGCATTGCCTCCAAAGGCACGCCGCAGGGCCACCGCAACGGCCTCCGCAACGCTCTCGGATGACAATGCAGCGCAAATGCTCACGGGTTTTCGCCCATCTTTACGGGCGGAATGTTCCATCGATCGTCTCCATGATTGCGGTCATGGAAAACGACTGGCAGTCGTCCAAAGGAAAAGCCCGGAGAGCCGCTGGTAACGGCCTCCGGGCAGTTTGCGCCAGCGCAGCGGTGCCTTCCCGCCGGGAGATGAATGCTGGCGATTGGGTTGGAAAATACGCGGCGCGCGTCGTCGACAAGGCGAAGGCCCTCGGCCAGATGCAGGCGGGCAGCGGCGATCCGCTTGCCAGCCTCGACAGCCAAAGCGAACACACCACCGAAAGGAGAAACCGAATGCGCGTACTGACCTTGCTTGCCCTCATCTTCGCCCTTCCGGCGATGGCCCAGCCCTACAAGGACATGCCCCAGATCGAGGGACTGGCCGCGAGGCTCAACGCCCCGCAGATGGCCGCCGACAAGCCCGCGGGAGGCCCTCAGAACAAGCCCATGGCCCTCATGGACCCCGGCGTCGCCACCGCCGCCAAGGCCGGCTGGAACAGCTATTCCATGGGGGTCTGCATCGCCGGCATCTACCAGGGAAACGAGTTCATCGCAGCGCTCGCCACCACGGGCGAGGCGATGATCACGCAATCCACCTACGCGCTCGGCGTGGTCGCGGCGAACTGCGCCAGCGGAAAGACGTTCTGGGTATACCTGGAGGCCGACCTGTCGACGGTCAGCGCGATCGGCTCCTACCCCCGCTGACAGCAGCGCGGGCGTCTCCAGATGGGGGCGCCCGCTCATGCGGCTTCCTCGGGCAGGAAGTCGTTCGGCGTGACCTCGCCCGCCGTCTCCCGCGCGATCTTCGTCATCGTGTCCCAGTCCGGACGCTGCAGCCCGCGAACCAAGCGGCTCACGCTGGCCGTGCTGAGGTCGACCCGCTTGGCGAAGGCTTCGAGGGTCAGGCCCTCGCGATCGAGGTAGGCGCGCAAATCCATGCCTGAAAATTACACGGGCTGTAATTACAAGGCAAGTAATTTTTCACCGGGGCGCGTGGACGCCGGCCCTCATGCGGCGGACATTGGCTAATGGCGTACGGACCTCACTACATCCGGGCCTGGCGCAAGCATAGGAAGCTGACGCTCGAAAAGGTGGTCGAGCTGGTCGGCGACCTCACGACGGCGAGTCTCTCCCGTATCGAGCGCAGCCAGCAGCCCTACAACCAAGGCACCCTAGAAGCCTTGGCGGGCGCCCTGCGATGCTCCCCGGCCGACCTGCTGGCCAAGGACCCCAAAGACGCGCCAGACGAGCTTGGCGACCTCCTGAAGAGTCTCCCGCCGCACATCCGCGCCCAAGCCATCCGGCTGATCCGCGCGCTGCAGGAAACCTCGACCTCCGACGCCGCCTAAACGCTCCGTCATTTTCTGTTAACAATTCTCTAAAAATTCCGTAAATGTTCGCTCACTGAGTGAATTTACACCCCGTGAATATTTTGCTTGCGGTGTAACTTACAACGGGTGTAATGTCTCCCTCGTCAGCCCCTCGCTGGCCCGCCCCAGACCCCACCCGGGCGGCAACGTGCCGGCGCTCCTCCCAATCCCCCCGGGAGGGCGCCGGTCCCCGCAGCCCTGAGGCGGGGTGCAACAGGAGGAGATGAGGGATGCAGAAGTTTACGCCGGGACCGTATCGCGCAGATGGGCCGGATGAGTTCGGCGACTTCAACATTCTGCATAACGGGGACGCCCTTGCGGTGGCGGCGGTCGTCAGCAACATGCGCGCCCCTTCCGAGGTTCACGCCAATGCCCGGCTGATCGCGGCGGCTCCTGAACTTTATGCCGCCCTGCAGAGCATTCGCGGCATCGCCAATCGGATGTCTTGGGACAAGAAGACGCGCGCCCTTTCGCAAGAGATCGACGGGCTCGCCCGCGCCGCCATCGCCAAGGCCACGGGGGCATAGAGATGCAGAAGATTTCCGGGGGTGCTGGTCGCGCCCCATCGCCCTCAGGCGAAGCCAGATCAGAACACTGTCGAGGACTGACACTATGAACCGCCTCACCACCGACCTGACCGTCACCGTCGGCGGGTACGAGAAGACGTTCCCCGTGGTGGTCGAATACTGGCACCGGAAGGCGTTCAACTGCGGCCGGTCAGAGCCGAGCGAGCCCGAGCACGTCGAGGTCGGCAGCGTGTATGCGCTGGTCAACGGCGAGAAGCACCCGCTGCTGTCTCAGTACGCCATCGAAGCAATGATCCCCGACCTTGAGGCCCTGTGCCTTGAGGACTGGCGGGGAGCCGATGCCTACGCCCGGGAGAGCGCTGCTGAGATGCGCCGGCTCGATGTTCACAAGCTAGCTGCTGCGGAGTGACGGACATGCTGATGACCGAAGAAGAGGCGAAGCGGAGGTGGTGCGTCGGCGGCCCGTGGGCTGGGAGCACTTTCGGTAGCAACATCACTCGTCGTCAGTGTGAAGGCTCTCAGTGCATGGCGTGGAAATGGGGCGACGCGGGCCACCACAACCCGCTCACGAACGTCTGGGAACGTCTTCCCAAGGGCGGCTGCGGCCTCGCCGGTCGGGTGACCGCATGACCCCCTCCTCCCCCGTCTGCAGCGGCCCGCTCGCCGGGATGGCGATGAGTTTCTGGCGCAACGCTCACACGGCACGTCATCCGGTCCAGCAGTTCGCCAGCATCGCTCAGGCGCACCTCTGGGGCCTCGCCACGTCACCAGCGGCTTCCGAGCGCATCAGGCAGGCAGCCTACACACACCTGTGCGTCATCGGGGCGATTGAGTCCGGGATCATGGAGGAAGTCGGATGACCTGGTTCCTGCGCCTGTTCCGTCGCTCGCCCGACACGCTCGCAGCGCGGCTGATCGCCGTTTCGATCCTGAACGCAACCAGCGGAAAGAGCGCGCTGCGATGACCCCCTCCATCGGCTACATCACCTCCGCCCTGGAGCGGATACGCCAGTCTGTCACCGACCTGGAGAGGGAGATGTTGGGCCACTACATGACCGGCCCCGGAGCGGAGGAGTTCAAGGAACTCGCCGAGCGGATGGTCAGGCTCACGCAACCGAACAAAGGCCACCTCCCTGAAGGGACCGTGGCGAGGGAGTTCAAAGATGCCGCGTAAATACATCAGGCGCAGGCTTCCGCTGGCGACGCGCTTCCCCACTCGCTACACGCCCGAGCCCAATAGTGGCTGCTGGCTTTGGCTTGGCGGTCTGACAACGAGTGGATACGGCCACTTTTGGAATGGTGCCAGAAGTGTCTTGGCTCACCGACATTCATATGAATTGCACCGGGGCACAGTCCCGGACGGCCTCTTCGTCCTGCATCGCTGCGATGTGCGGTGCTGCGTCAACCCGGATCATCTTTTCCTCGGAACAAACGAGGACAACATGACCGACATGGCTAACAAGGGGCGTCGTCGCGGGATCACGGCAGGAGAAGAGAATGGGCGGGCGAAGCTCTCAGCCGACGATGTTCTGACCATCCGTCAAAGCACCTTGGGACTGACGAAGCTCGCCCGTAAATACGGGCTTAATCGCTCTCACGTCTACGCTATTCGAACCAAGAGGGTGTGGAGCCATGTCTAACGCACATGCAATTCAGGTGGCGCTCGCCCATCACGAATACTTACGCGATCAGCTGAGGTTAGCTTTCCCGACCGCAGATGAGGACACGCTCGCCGACACGCTGGAAGGCGAAAGCAATCTGGACGCCCTGCTTATCGCCGTCCTGCGATCGGCGGACGAGGACGGGCTTCTGGTCGCCGGCATCAAGGCCCGCGTCGAGGAACTGAACGAGCGCAAGAAGCGCATCGAGCGCCGGATCGAGGCGAAGGAAGCCCTTGTCCAGCACACGATGGAGCGGGCCTGCCTGAAGAGGATTGAGGCCCCGGACTTCACCGTCTCGGTGCAGGCCACCCCGGCCGCCGTGATCGTCACCGACGAGAAGGCCATCCCTGCCGACTACTGGAAGCCGCAGGACCCCAAGCTGGACAAGGCGGGCATCAGCGCTGCCCTGAAGGCCAAGAAGGACGTTCCCGGCGCGATGCTCTCCAACGGCGGCGTCACCCTGAGCGTGAGGCGGAAATGACCGGATTTACCGAGGCACAGAAGGCGTCGCTGAACGCCGACCTGAAGGCTGGCGCGGTCAAGTCGCGCACGCAGTCCGGCCAGACCCTCAGCTACATCGAGGGTTGGCACGCCGTTGCCGAGGCTAATCGCATCTTCGGGCATGACGCCTGGACGCGAGAGACCGTAAGCATGGCGCTGGTGTGGCGCGGCGAGGTCAACGGGAAGCCGGCCGTCACCTACACCGCCAAGGTGCGCGTCACGGTCTGCGGAGTCGCCCGCGAGGGAACCGGCGCCGGCCACGGGATCGATCGGACGGAAGGCGCGGCGCACGAAAAGGCCGTCAAGGAGGCCGAGACGGACGCCACGAAGCGCGCCCTCATGACCTTCGGCTGGCCCTTCGGCCTGGCGCTCTACGACAAAGACCAAGAGCACGTCGAGGATGCTGCGCCAGCGCCGCCCCGAGCCCCCGGCGCCCCCACGGGCATCGATCCCGCCATCGCCAAGTTCTTCCAGCGCGACAGCTACGAGTTCCCCGGTAACGACCTCCTGCAGATCGCCGACAAGCTCGTGAAGGCCGCCGGCCTCGCGTGGCACGCCGACCAGCTCCTCAAGCTGGAGGAGGACAACCGCGACCACATCGCCGCGCTGAACAACCAGGCGCCGGCATCGTGGAAGGAAGTCCAGACCGCCCTCACCGCCGCTCGCAAGCGGACCAACGTACTCGCAGCATAAGGGACCGACGATGGCCTACACACCTAAGCCCGGCGACGGGACTTTGTTCAAGAACACCAAGGGCACCAGCGACAAGTCGCCTGCCTATACCGGCGACATCACCGCTCACCGGGACATCAAGAAGGGCGAGAAGCTTCGGCTTGCCGCATGGCTCAAGGGCGGGGAAGGCGGGAAAGACAAGTTCCTCAGCCTCCGCATGGAAGACGAGCGCAGCGCTGAGAAGGCGCAGCCCGAGCCTGATCCGTTCGGCTGATGACCGTCCCCGCCATCCACTTCGAGGCCAAGAAGCACAGCTACAGGCAGGTGCAGGACGGGATCGTTGTCTCGTTCGTGGTGCATCCCAATGACGTGAATGCAGACTTCGCCGTCGCTCCTCTCGGCACGCGCTACATGGTGGCGGTGGCGAAGATCGGGGACGACGGCAACCCCATCCCACCCGGAGCGACGACGGGAGCGGCTATCGGGTCGGCCGCAGCAGACCACCCCCCTCCTCCTGAAAGGTCTGCGGCTCCGGGTGGGGCCAAACGAGAGAAGACGCTGCCGGAGAAGGTCGGGATGCGGTGCGCGGACAAGCGATTTCAGAAGTGGACCGCAGAATATGTAGGCTGGCCCGCCGCAGCGACCTCGGCCGAGGAAACGGCGGGGGCTGTGCGCGGGTGGTGCCACGTCAAGTCCCGTGCCGAAATCCTTCCGGGCACCGAGGCTGCCAAGAAGTGGCTCGACCTCGAAACCCGGTTCCTTGAAGACACGGGCCAGTTTCCGGAGCGCCGCCGATGATCCCCAAGCGCCGTGTTCGCCAGAAGATGGGGGTGAGGGAGTCCGAGCGGGTGCGGTGCTCAGGGCATCTCGCCTGGACGAGGGGCAACCGCTGCCTTGTCGAGAACGCCGAATGCTCGGGCAACATGGAAGCCCATCACGTCCGGGAGAACGGTAACGCTGGCACGGGGCTCAAGCCCGGCGACGACGACGTGGTGGCCCTCTGCGCCTTCCATCATCGCCAGCTTCACACCGTGGGTGCCGTCACCTTCCAGACGAAGCACAGGTGCGATCTGGACAAGGCTGCGGCTGCCAACTGGCAGCTTTCACCACATGGCCGCAGGTACCGGGCTGAACATGGGAAGGGACGATGAAGATTGGGCCGCTCGAATTCAAAAACGGCGGCATCGAATGGGTGCGCTGGCCCTACTACTTCTATCCGTTCAATTGGCTGCCGGTGGAGAACCGATATTGGGGCCGCGAGTGGTTCTACTACGACGGCCCGCACGACAGCTTTGGCTTCTGGTTCTTCAACGTCTCATGGCGAATGCCGTGGACGCCCTGGACGGTCGAGGCGCCGTGGGAAAAGCAATGACTCGCTTGTCCCGACAGGAAGCCCCTCCGATGAAGCTCGTTAGCAGTTCAGCCCCTAATCCTCTTCTCTCAGAGGTGAACCAGTCATGACCATGAAGACGGCACGCACACGCAAAGGAGATCACCGTGGCTGACCTCGATATGAAGGCGCTGGAGGCGGCACGTGACATGCTTCGGTCGTGCAAAGATCATCGTGAAGACTGGCTTGCCAAGTGTATCACCGCCTACCTCTCCGCCCTCCCGCCCGTCGTCGGCGGCGACGTGGCCGAGATGGTGAAGAGGCTGGAGAAAGAAGCTGCTTTCATCATTGGGATGCCCGGTGGCCGCGAGATGTACGCAACAATCACCGAAGCCGCCGCCATGCTCGAAGCCCTCTCTCAGTCGCGCGAGGCTGCTGATAACCGACTGTTCAATCTGCTCGCGCGCATCCATCGAGACGGCGGTCATTATCTTGGCGAGCACGGCATCGAGAAGGCGTGCGCGGATGCAGACGAGAAGGTCGCTTGGCTGCACGTCCATGACGATGAGCGCGAGGCTGATCGCGTCAGGGCGAGGAACGAGGGGATAGAGATGGCGGCGTGCCTCGCAGGAGAAAACGGGGATCACGACAGCGCTAGAGCCATCCGCGCACTCAAGGAGCCCGAGTGACATGACCGACACTCACACCGAGATCTGACGGGGCACAGTAGGTGACGCAGGCCAGGGAAATGACGCTTGAGGACGTGGCGGCGCGGCTGCACACTTCGACGCGCACCCTACGCCGTCGTCTTGCCGAGCACCCGGAAGTGCGGCCGATCAAACTGGGCCGCTCCTATCTCTTCGATGAACCCGCCTATGCAAGGCTCAAGGAGGCTCTGAGGCCGCCATGCCCCTCAAACTCGTTGCCCCAGGAAGACGGAAAGACAATCGTTACTACATCGTCCGGGGGACGGTCGGCGGCAGACGCATTGAGATGTCTACGCAGACGGCAGACAAGGGCGCTGCGGAACGATTTGCAGCGGACCTCAGCGTCCGACTTCTCGCCCAAGCCCAGCGGGAACGTGGTCCCGATGCAGAAACCCTGACGTTCGAGGAAGCCGCTCAGCGCTACATCGGCTGGCGGAACCCTTCGAAGGCCGACCGCCTGCGCATCGACAAGCTCATCCTGCATATGGGCGGGAAGGTGGTCGCCAGGATGGTGCACGCGGATCTGGTCGAGGCCGCCAACGCCCTGTACGCGGGGAAGAAGAACGCCACGAAGAACCGCGGCGTCATCAAGCCCGCAGCGGCAATCCTGCACTACGCGGCGGAGAACAAGTGGCGCGACTGGCTCCGGGTCAAACTCTTCAAGGAGCCGAGGCCGACCACCAGGGCGGCCTCCAGGTCCGTCAGAAAGCTCCTCTTGGCCAACACCGAGGGGAAGAAGCGCCTGCTCATCCTGTGGCTGTTCGGCCAGGGCACGCGGATCACCGAGACCCTGCGTATCGAGTGGCCGCAGATCGACCTTCGGCAGGCCACGGTGAAGGTCTGGGTCAGCAAGACCCAGGAATGGAAAACCTTCCCCTTGGACGACGCCTTGGTGGCGGCGCTGGCGAACGAGGATCAGGCGAAGCCCCTGTGGCCCTGGTCCGATCGGTCGAGCGTCTACAAGTGGCTCTGGCCGCTCGCCAAGAGGCTCGGCGTCGAGTTCACCCCGCACATGGCCCGCCATTCGGTCGGCACCTGGCTCAACGAGTCGGGAGCGGGCTTGAAGACGATCATGGAAGCCCTCGGGCACGCCAGCGCGTCATCGTCTCTCCGCTATCAGTCAGCCGGCATCCGCGAGGTCCGCGAGGCGAAGCGGAAGATGGCGAAGCTGAAAGGTTAGGGGGACAAGCGGGGGAAACGAGCAAATGGCCACTGATTTTGCTATACTGTTTCGGCCCTACGAGGGCAGCGGACCTAAGATGCGAAAGAGCGGAAACCCCAAGGAAACCGGCCATTTCCCGCGCTTTGCGAATGGCCGACACCGGCCAAATCTGCATGAACGAGGACAGAACATGACAGCCAACTGGGGGAAAGACTGGGGGAAGATGTTCACGAGCCGTTTCGGAGGCTCGCATGTCTGAGTGGCGTGATATCGCATCGGCGCCGAAGGATGGGACGATCATCAAGGTGCGGAAGGGCTGGTGGGCGCCCTACCACGCGCTCTGGAAGAACGGCGGCTGGCAACCGATCGAGTTTAACGGCGACAGGCATCCGACACTTTGGCTACCGTCAGCCTGACCAGATGGAGGAATGAGGATGGGGGCGGCAGTGATTTACGCGCTGAACTCTGCCCGCGTCTTCTCCGGAAGCACTGCGTATCGGCGAGATGCGTCCCTACCGACACTCCGGCCGCTTCATAAGCCCCTCAGCGTAGCGATACCAGTAGGAAGCCTCAGCCTCGGCCCTCCCAAGGCGCTCGCCGAAGGTGAAGACGCTGGCGCCGATGCTCAGGGCAGCGGTGATCAGCGCAGTCAGGACGGCGGGTTTCATCCTCGACATGCGCGTACCGCGTCGCGGAGTTCGACGGCATCCAAGGCGAAGCGCTGCAACTCGGGAGGGGATGCCTGGATCTGCCGGACGATGACAGCCGATCGCTCGCGGTCGTACTCGACCAAGGGGAGAAGCTTACAGGGGCTTCCCATCGTCAAGCACCCGCTTAGCAAGGGCGCCAACGTCAGCAGGGGCAGCATCCCTCGCAGCCGTGATCCGCTCGGCGTTCTCGACAGCATGTTGGGCCTCCTCTGCTCGGGCCTCAGCGCCACCGACCGCCCGCGCACTTCGGAGCGCCGCCCATAGGACGAGCCCGAAGCACGCGACCAGGACGATGACGACGGCAACAGTGGTCACGCCGCAGCCTTCTTCTTGGCGACGACAGACCACACAACGCCACCGATGGCGATGACGGCGCCGGTCAGGATCTCGACATCGGACGCCCCGATGAAGCCCTTGCTCGCCAGGATGCCCCCGGCAGCGGTCAGAACGTGCCGGAGGATGCCGGCGGTCATTTCCCAAGTCATGGTGTTACCTCACGTCAGAAAGCCGTCCACCCGACGGCGGGGTCAGTTACTCGGAATTTCCGACCATTAGCCCTGCTCCATGAGCCGAGCCAAACGCTCGCACCGTGCCGGCGTCTGCTTGGCCCACGCTGAGGACTCCATCTCCGCCGCGGCCTCCGCGTAATCCCCCCTCTGCAGGGCCGCCAGGAACTTCGGGAAGCGGCTTACGCCAGTGCCGCCCATCTGGAACACCATCGAGACAAGCACCCGCTGGCGAGCCTCTGAGAGTCTTCGCCACCACGGCCAGCGGCGGTCCAACTCGGCTTCGCATCGGCCCACCCGGTTCTCCGCGAGGTAATCGATTTCCTCATCCGTGAGGCCGGTCATGGAAAGCTCGCACCCGATCCCGATCGTAGGGTTGCCCTTGACCACCGAGCCCTTCTTGATCGGCTCTCCGGTGGCGTCGTCATAGACGAACCTACGGCGCCCCTCGTCCTGTTCCAGCATGGCTAGGAGGGCGGAGCGGGTCATCGCCGCCTCGTCACGACTTCCGCCGCCGAGCGGAGGAGCCCGCCGGCCGCGTTCGGGCTGATCGAGTAGACTTGCAGGTTCCCGTCTCTGGGCTGGACGCACAGCTCGACGACTTCCTCGTGGTGCCGGAGCCAAGCGAGGGCGTATCGCGGACGATCAGCCTTTGATACTGGTGGTGATGCGAGGTCCGGTCTTCCCCATTCTCCCGCCAGCCCTTCGGCAACCGCTTTCGGATCGGCCACCAGCGGATTTCGGTTATCACTCATTTCGCCTTCCATACGCCGAGGCGGATGATCTTCTTCACCATGCCGAGCGGGATGACCGTCCCGCCATTGACCGCCGCCATGCGCGGGTCGTGGTCGGTGATGATGACTATTTCCTTCTTCGTCTTCTTGAGCAGCGCGCCCCACGAGTGAATAAGGTGAGGCTCCTCGCGGGCGACCGACTGAAGCGACTCCCACCCCGCAGAGGCGGCAGCGGCGTCGAGCCAGTCGACCTGGACAATGGGCATTGACCTCGGTTTGTCAGCCACGGCTCGCCTCCCGCCTCAGCACACCGAGGCACTTCGCCGCCAGGAAAGGATCGGTGATCGTCTGCGTGCGGAACCTGTCATCCGCAACGCGCGGTCTGAGGATAACGACAGGACACTCGAAGCTGTTGTTGTCGGGGAAGCCCTCGGTCTTGGCGTAGGCGTCGATATGCTTGTACGAGGCGACCCGGAGAACGTGCGTCACCATCCCCGTCTTCGGGTCTTTGATGATGTTGTACCCGCTCTCGTGGGTATGCCCGGCGACCATGATGTCGTCGCGCCAGCCCATCATCGCCGCCTTGGTCCCGCCATGCGCGGCGTTCCATTGCGAGCGGCCCCGGAAGTCGTGACGGGCGTTCATGACCCAGCTTTCGCCGCCGAGGTCGACCGACAGCCGCACGCCATCCGATTGCGTCAGCGTCCCCGTATGCGCGGCGATCCATTCGATAGGGCTGATGCCGTTGACCCCGTTGGCCCAGCAGTTTCCGGTGAAATGCACCTTCCCGTTCCGACGAACGAGGAAATTGCTCAGCGGCACGGTCAAGCACCAGACATCGCCCTGGTAGGTTTCGCGGCTCACCCTTTCGTCCCGCCAGAGCGTATGACGGGGTCGCCGGGAGAGATTCAGGCGCCAGTCCTTCTCGCGAGCGACGCTCAAAAAGGCCGACCAGCCATGCGTCACCGCAGCGGCCTGAACCTCATCGAGGAACTTCTTGCGGCCATGGATGACGGCGCACCGGCCATCACGCTTACCGACCCATGAGCCGTCTCCGGCAATGATGGCGCCAAGAAACACGTCAAACTGACGGGCGCTTAGCTTAGCGACCCATTCCGGCAGGCGCGACTTGTCCGGCAGCCACGGGAGAACCTGCCGAGCAGCCTCGGACGAAAGACGATACTGAACCTCGGGCCGCGATGGCTTGACCAGCGGCCTACCACAAACGGCCGTGATGTTGCGCTGCCGCGTGTGCTTGGAATGACGCAAACCAAGGCTACCGAGGGTCCGCTCGATCTCCGAGCCGTCCTTGCTCTGGTATATGGCGATAGTGGGGGTGCCCCGCTCAGCCTGATGGATCATCCCGTCGGTCAAAATCCAGCCGACAAGCCTGAGCATGTCGTCAGAGATGCCGTCCAAGTCCGGGTTGAGGCATTGCGCGGAAGCCGGAACCGTCACGTAAGGCGGCAGCTTGTCTGCCGTGGTAAATCGCCACCCGCGCCTTTGGCCGGTCTTCCCCTGAACGAGCACGCGATGCTTGGGGGTACAGCGAAGCGAGAGAGACCGCGTCTCGATAGAAACAAGCTCGCCCTCGCGAGCGGGTCGCCGAATACGACCGTTGATGCGGTCCCAATGTCCGGTTCCGGTCTCCGGGTCTATGGAGTAGACCAGATCGTCATCTCGGATCTGGTCATATGACATCCAGCCGCGCGTCGTCAGGGCCTCCGTCTCCATATCGAGACAGTCATGATTGCCCTCGACGACGAAGAGGAGCTTGTCCTGCAACTGCTCCATGTACCAGCGGACCAGCTTGAGGCTTTCCTTCGCGGTGACGCCCTGGGTTGCCCAGAGCCGCGCGAGCCTGCCGACCCACCCGTCTTGCAGGTCGCCGATGCACCCGGCGTAGAGGCCCGGTGTCTTCTTGACCAGCTCGATATGAGAACGAAGAAGCGGCAGATTGCAGCCGGGGGAGTCGATGTGCAGGTCGCCGAAGATGGCGATGCCGATCGGCCCCTTGTCGGCCACCCGGACATGCACGAGCTTTCGCGCATCGTTGGCCCGGCTGCGGCGCTCGAACTCGCGCGTCCGGCGCTTCAATATCTCGTCAACCGGCGCGTCTTCGTCTGGGAGTGTGTCGACCTTGAAGTTCCTGAGCGACAGGTCGGCGGGCCTTGGCTGGCCGTTCGGCGCGTGGTCGATCATGCCGCGCGACGTGGCGATCGACATGCGCTTGTCGAGGCCGGCGACTGACAGGCCGAGCTTCCGGGCTGCGACGGCACGGTTGCGGTCGGCGGTCCACCACGCCTCGATGGTGCGGTGGAGTTCGTCGTCGGATATACCCCGGGGCGGCATCTAGCGACCGAACGGGATAAAGGGGACGATCTTGGCGAGCGCGGCGCCGATGGTGCCGGCCAGCCCCGCAACCGCCAACAAGGCTCGCCACGAGCCCTTTGTCTCGGACAGCATCCGCTCGATCCGACCCAGGCGCTCGCCCTGGCTTTCCAGGCTGTCCTTGATGTCGTCGATGTTGTGCTCAAGCGCCGACAGGCGCCCTTCGGCGCGGCCGAGGTCGCGTTGCATCTCCCCGGTCATCAGAAGCCCACCGCAAGCTGGCCCTGGAAGACGCCCCGGAACATCGGGCTCTCCACCATGGCCGAGTAGTTGAAGCTCCTCACGGTCAAGAGCCCCAGGATCAGGACGCCGACGATCAGAAGGGCCGCTTTCATGTGCCCGCTCCCTCGAACACGCAGACGAGCTTGCCGCCCATCACGCAGCGGAAGACCCGCCCGGCCTTATCCTCGGTCTGGTAGATGCCCGGCTTGTCGGCGGTGATTTCCGTCCCCGTGGGGTTGTGGCGCCACCCCGTAGGCGTAGGCGTCATCTCGCCCGCCGCGGCCGGCTGGCAATGAGTCTCTTCACAACAGTGAGCCCCGGAGGCGGT